ATAATTGCATCGATAGTACCTCTATTAAACGCATTATAATGATCTGGGATAATTGTATTTGCAGGAACGGTGTCTTGATCAAATGTTAGATTCATTAATGTTTCGTCTGTCGGATGCAAACTTATATGTGCAACAATTTCACGACCGTCGGGTTTTTGCAATCTTATTTGACTTAATCCCGGTGTGAATTTTCCGGGATACATATCCAGGAGACTTAACCAAGAAGGTTTGCTTGCGGCACTGTCGGTGCTTGTCCATCTTTCGCTAACATTTTGAGCACCGCCGGGCACTAATACTGCTGTATTATTTAGAACAAGCAAATCATAATCTCCGGGTGTTACTACAATTCTTGCATCCGGTTGCATACCGCTAAAGATATCTGCGCCACCTGATGCATCTACATATCCACCGTCTGCACCAAATCCCGGTGCTTCGGCAAACACATTAGTAATAATTTTAGTAATGATTCCGAGTTTTTTAACTTTTGCAGGCGGTGTGATCCATGCAGGTGCAGTAAATTGAAGTGTCGCAATGCTGATATCATTACCTAACCCTTGTGGAACTGCTCTTGATTCAAATACACTACCGTCGGACAATTCTAACACACTTAAACTTGTCCAGTCTAAATAATTATCGGTCATTTGCAATTCTAAACTGGGATTAAACAACATGGTAATTTGTTCCCATAGTTGAAACTTTTGATCAGTGTTAGTAGTCCATATATCTGCATTAAATGTAAACATATATGGTGTTGGCATTAATCTTTCAACAGTATAATTTGCACCTTGAGTATTAAGATACATATTACCTTGATCGTCGTATTCTCGCTCTCTAACATGAATCTTGTTGACATAAGTCGGATCTTGCATACGACTACGATCAAATTTTAAATCTTTAATATAGCAAGCAATAAATGGTGCACTCTGTAAAATATTCTCAGAGTTTTTATTTAAGATAGCACCTACTTGACGTGTCATATCTCCGTATCTAACAGGCACTTGAACTAATTGCCCTTTTGAATCTTTGTAACAAAAATTACTCATAGCACGCATGAACTGCGTTAAGTAACGTTTGATCTGCCCATCGTAAAAATATTCCATTTTAATTATCTGCTTTCGGCTTGAGTGCCTTGCTTAGTGCTTGACGTTCTGTAATAACTTTACCGGCAATTGTTGCAGTAGTATTGTTATTAATAAATCCAGTTTTTTGTGTTTGTCTTGTTTGATCTTGATTGGCAGCGACACCGTTTTTAGGCTTGTTAGTCATGGTCATGCGGACATTGTCTTCAAACTTGGTCCAGTGGTTTCCATTCCATCTAAACAATCTGTTAGGAAAATAATCAGTTCTCAAGTGAAATTGACCTACGGCACCTGGAGAAGGAAACTCTATTCCTTGTGTAAATGCAGCACCGTTAGGCGGAATACCATCTCCTGTCAAATACCCAATGTAAAAATCTCTGGTAGGACTATTCAAAATCATGCTTGCATCAAGTGCAGCAGTTTCGCTATCAACTGTGTTTGTGTTGTCGCTTGCATCTGCAACGTCAACAATTCCGGATTCACGAGTAGGAATAACATAGAAACTATGTGTATCATATCCGCTTTTTGGTGCATCGGCTTCGGCTTGTGCAATGATAGCTTCATTAATTTCGATATTTTTATTGTAAGTACTAATAATATCTCTGAGAGTTTTATCTCCGTCGCCGGATGCAGCATCAAGAATTTCTTTATACTCTTGACTATCAACTAACGGTTGACATTTTGCACGCAACAAGTGAGGATACCATGTAACACTATAACCTGTGCTTGGACGAGTTACTTCGGATATAACATAAAATCTTTTTAATGCTACCATAGAATCATCTAATGCATATTCGTCTTTTTGGTGTGGCAATTCGATAACATCGCCTGCCATTAGTTTTCTGCCCAGCGCTTCTACGGTGCTGCGCAAATGAAAATGTATCATAATCTCGTCATTGTTTAGAAATAATCCAAATTGTGCAAGATTAAACACAGTGTCTATCATGGTATATGCACCGCGTAATCGGTAGATATCTTGATCGTAATGTCTATCACGATTTTCCATTAAAATTAAATCTTGTATACCCAGTTCCGGGATAGGATTTGTATTAACAGGTGTACTGGGAGTACTTTCACCTGCAGACGGGTCAACTGGTCCCAAATATTTGTGAACCATACAGTCAGTACCGCCGACCTGAAATTGTTCGTTGATTACACGATCAATGAACTTAAAATCGTTGCCCTTTTCGGGTTTGTAAAGTGATAGTCTTGGCATAGTAGTATATTTATGGTAAATATTAGTATGAATGAACTAGAAAACGAACGCCAAAAAGTTATTGATTACATCAGTGCCATGTTAGGTTCTGGTATGGTTGATGTGGAGCTTGATCCAATCCATTATAATACTGCGATCGATAAAGCACTTGCTCGATATCGACAACGCAGTCAAAACTCTACGGAAGAAAGTTTTGGTTTTATGACACTACAAGTGGATCAAAACGACTACATTCTTCCTAAAGAAGTAATGGGAGTTAGACAAATTTTTAGACGCAGTATCGGAAGTAGATCAGGCGGTGGAGATGGTGGATCATTATTCGAACCATTTAACTTGGCTTATACCAACACTTATTTGTTATCCAGTAGCAATATGGGAGGGCTGGCAACTTATATGGCATTTGCAAGTTATCAAAACTTAGTAGGTAAAATGTTTGGTAGTTTTATTAACTTTGACTTTAATCCGTCCAGTAAGAAACTAAGAATTAGTCAACGACCTCGTACAGAAGAAAGTGTTGTATTATGGTTGTATAATTATCGTCCAGATTTTAGTTTATTTCAAGATACTTACGGCGGAATTTGGGTCAAGGATTACGCACTTGCACAGTGCAAGATTATGCTGGGCGAAGCTCGTGAAAAGTTTGGATCTGTTGTAGGTCCTCAGGGTCCTACTACTATGAACGGCACTGCAATGAAGGCAGAAGGAGTTGCTATGATCGAAAAACTTGATTTAGAACTGTCTACAAACTATGATAATCAACAACCGATGACGTTTGTTATTGGTTAAAATAATATTGACATAGTAATCTAAATGTAATAAATTATAGTATTGGAGAAATACTATGATTGTAGGTTTTGTAGGTTTAATCGGCGCAGGTAAAGATACAGCAGCTGATTATTTGGTTAATACACACGGCTTCAGAAGAGATTCATTTGCTAATACATTAAAAGACGCGGTTTCAGCTGTATTTGGTTGGGACCGCGTTCTACTGGAAGGACGAACAAAAGAAGCTCGAGAATGGCGTGAAGAAGTAGATACATGGTGGGCAGAACGATTGGGTATGCCGAAATTAACACCACGCTGGGTATTACAATATTGGGGCACTGATGTATTGCGTATCGGATTTCACGACGACATATGGATTGCCAGTTTAGAAAATAAAATGCGTAAGACTCGAGATAATATTGTTATCAGCGACGTAAGATTTCCTAACGAAATTACTGCAATTCATAACGCAGGTGGTATTGTAGTAAGGGTAAAACGTGGAGAAGAACCTGAATGGTTTGATGCTGCAATTAGCACAAATAAAGGGCCTGTTGGCAATGCATCTTGGTCATTAAGTCGATCTAAGTTAGAACGCTTAAAGATTCATGCAAGCGAAACCAGTTGGGTAGGCGGGGATATTGATCACACAATTTCTAATGACGGAACAATTGACGAACTATTTGAACAAATTAAAAATCTGGTGACAAATCACCTTGGCGCCAAGGTAGATGTAGCGTATGAAGTAGCCGTTGGCAATTGGCACACACTGTCTTGAGATTGGTATAGCGGCCGTTGTTTAAATTGCCGTCTATATGAAACACATTAAACTGTTGAGGATACTTACTTGAATATCCGCAACGATCGCATTTATCTTTCTTTTTATACCCTGATTTTGCCCATCGGGGTATCCCTTCTTTAGCCGTTCGAGAACAATGATCACACTGTGATCTATAGTGAGGTTTGCCCTCTTTGTAATAATTTATTGCCACTGGTCTTGAATTACAAGTCCTACAAAGTTTTCTCATACTGTATTTACGCCCTTTTGAGTGCCCTTTGTATGGTTATTAACGTGGTAAAAAACCAACATTACCACTAAATAAAAACAAGTAATCCATTGAGGAGATTGATAAATGGCAACACTAAATTCACCAGGCGTAAGCGTATCAGTAATAGATGAATCCTTCTATACACCCGCTTCCCCAGGAACAGTTCCTTTAATTTTTGTAGCATCTGCGGCTGACAAATCTAATGCGAGCGGCACCGGAACAGCACCGGGCACACTTGCAGCTAATGCAGGTAAAGTTTGGACTATTACAAGTCAACGTGATCTAACCGATACATTTGGTACACCGGTATTCTACACAGATGCAAGTGGCAATCCAGTGCACGGCGGAGAATTAAACGAGTATGGTTTGCAAGCGGCTTATAGTTTATTGGGCGTTAGCTCTAAGGCATATATTGCTCGTGCAGATGTTGATTTAGCTCAACTGGTTCCGGTAGCTTCTGTACCAACAGGTGCTCCTATGAGCGGAACATATTGGGTTGATACAAATGACAGCCTTTACGGAGTAGGCGAGTGGGACAAAACTAACAAAGTTTTTGTTAACAAAACACCGTTGGTAATAGATAACGATAACAAAACAACTGTTGCTACCTTAGCTACAGATACTTGGGTTCCTAAAGCCAGCTTTGGAACAA